TTTCTACAATGTCTCTATATTCCGAACTCATAGATTATTGTTCCTTAATAGTAGCTTTCATTTGTTTTATACCGTCTTTGGCTAAGGATATTGAAGCTCGCATTTTAGCATGATCGTCATCTTGTTCTAGTTTGTCTTCAGCAATTTCACGATTAGAAACTAGTCGTAAGGCGTCCATTTCAGCTTTAGTTTCACCCTCTTCACGCTTTCTGTCTTCTTCTTTAGCCTTTAATTGTAATTCATCTGACTTTAATTTTAATAACGGGTCATTATCTATTTGGTTAAGCACTTTTTTCTCTTCTTCTAGGTACTCAGCCATAATTTCAGCTATTAAAATAGATTTTCTTGACTCAATTTTCTCAGTTAAGTTTTTCATCTCTTGTTGCATCTGCATTATTTCTGGATTTTGTTGCATTTGTTGTGCCATTTGCGGATTTTGCTGCATTTGCCCCTGTAGTTGTTGCATTTGTGCGCCCATTTGCTGCATTTGCATCATTTCGTCCTTAAATTCTAGTTGAACTTGCTCTTGACCCATCAAAGCTATGTGTTCCATGATGTTTTTTTGTAAAAAAGCTAAAATTTGTGGGTTAGTTCGTGCCATCATTGTACCCATGTAGCTAATATGTGCCGCCATGTGGGCTTGGTGGTCTTGATTAGGGAAAGCTTTAAAAGGTGTACCACTTAAAGCTTGAATATGTTCCATGGCTGGGTCCATTGGCGCTGGTTGTTGTGGTTTCTTCAACAATAAATCAATATCTTTAATACCTAACGCTTCATACATACCACGATAAGCATGATATAGGTTGTGCATTTTAGGATTTGACATTGCTAACTGCATTGCAGTTTGTGCAACTGTTATCCGTTGGGTTTGTGAAAAAATATTAGGATCAGCAACTGGAATAATATCTATCTTATCATCAAAGTCAGCTGCAAAAATTTGTCGTTGCCCACCAACAATATCATATGGATATTCTGGTGGTAAATAAGTTTTCATTGTTGTTGCTAACAACATAAACTCACATTTCATAGCTTGGTATAATCTTTTGTGAATAGCTGACATAACCCGCGAGCCGCGTTCCAATAACGCTACTGTCGTGCCTACCGCTGCATTTTGATTGCCATCACCGACCTGCATATCCGCGATACTCGCAAAACGCTGTCCGGCTTGTACCACGACACCCATTAAACTTAATAAAGTTTCTGATGGGCCTTTAAATGGTAACGGCATAAATGCATCTTTAAGATTTCCACCAGGCGCGTCGACATCTCTGAACTCACCCGGCTGCAACGGTTGAGCTTCATCACGTACTCTGATGCCACGCATTTTAAATCCAGCTGGTAAGTTAGCTAAAGTACCTGCATCTAGTAATTGTCTTAATGCACTAGTTGCAGTTCTTGATAGGCCACCTATCATGTGGATAAGACCAAAGCCATAAAAACCTAGTCCTGGTAAAAATTTAAAGTGTACAAAATAATCGCGGCGCGCGCGTAACGGATCGTCGGCTTTGAAGTTTCTTCTAATAGCTAAAACAGTTCCTGATTCTTCGTCAACTGAAACAATGTAAGGTAATCTAATGCCTGTTGCTTCACCGTTTTCATTTACATCTTGAAAACCATCTAAGTCTAAATCACAATGACACTCTAGTATGGTGTGTATTTCATCAATAGTATTACTAACACCGGCAATAGAATCTTTTTTTGCTTCAACGTCGCTAGTATTATATTGTGCTGCTTGTATATCTACCTCACGATAAAAACCGCTCATTTGATTTTTAATTAAATCATTAGTAGTAACACTAATACTGTGAGTAATTGATTCTGCATCTTCTAGTGAAGTAGCGTTGTAAGGCACTACTAAATCTTCTGCAGGAATAAATTTAGAAACGCATCTACCTAAAATAGAATCATAATAAACTTTTTTAAAAGTAGAACCAGCTAGTGGTAAGTTAAATAACATTTGGTCAAACTCAGGCTCATACTCTTTCATATTTACCATAAGTTGATAGTTCATGTATTCTTTAACACGTAAAGCTTGTGCTTCTTTTGGGTCATCTACTTTACCGATAATTTGTGTGCGTACTGGACCACCGGCAGGTAATAATTCTTTATAAGCTAAAGCTTGAAATTGTGTTACCGCCTCAGCTAGTACTGGATGGGTAGCGCCGGAAGCACCTTGAAAGGGTTCTGATCTATTTTCATATTTGAAACCTAATAGGTCTAAACCTTTAGTATAAGAGTCTTCCCATTCTTGACGTGACGATTTATGTTCGTCATAATTATCTATTATCTCTGATCCAATTTCTTGTAAAACATCTTCTTCTAAAAACTCTGCTAAATTTTCTTCGTGACTTGCAGTGCCTTGCGGTACTAGGGCGTTGGGATCAAAATCTATTTCTGCACCCCCATCTTCGGTTTCAGTAATTTCAATTGGTTGTTGGTTTTGTTGCTGTTGTAACTTACCTTGTATTTGATCAATCTGTGCTTGTTGTCCTGAAACATTAACTTTAGTTCTAATATTTTTTGGTAACGCTATTTTATTATCTTTTTCTATAACCATTATGAGGCCCTTCTTTTAAACATATCGCCAATGCCATTTGACACCGGTCCTTTTTGTGGTGGTATTAAACCACCGTTAGCATTTAAAGTTCTGTCAGGAGGTATGATAGCTGCATCCAAATCACCAGCGTTTAATTGGTTTCTAAAATCTTTTAAACGTTCAGCAAGTGCATCAGCTTCTGTAAACTTGCCTTCTTCTATTAAATTTTTTAATTGTGCGTCCATAGCTTGAATTTCAGCTAAAGTTGAGTCTGCTATTTTTTGAACTTTAGTAGGTTCAACATTAAACATATCTTGAAGAAACTTAGATGGGTTGGCTTCAGCTTGTGTTTTCATTCCTGACGGTATACCGGATTCTGCAATCAATGCATCATCAGACATATTATCTACTCGAGAAAAAGCTTTGTCAGTATTAATTTGTTCACTAATATCGTCTATAAAATTAATTTTACTGCTTTTACCATAATTAGTATTTATATCAATTATGTTAGCAATGTCTTCTACGCTGTTTGGATTAACTCGTTTATAGCTACCAGCTTCATAACCGTCATTAACATAATTAGCAATAGCCTCTTTAACCTCATCAACATCCCCACCAATTTCGTCTGCAAATTTTTTAATAGAATCATCAAAAGTTTGTACCACTGGTGTAGCAAATTCCTCTGAAACATTACCCTTTGCTACTATGTCTTTAGCTTTGCTTAAACTAGCCGTTTCTTCAGCTTTGTAAGCAGCAACTATCTCGTCCATTATTTTTGGATCATCTAGTCCTAAACTAGTCATGGTTTTTTTTAATTCAGCAGTGGTAGCTGGTTTACCTTTAAAAGCTTTTTTTAAAGCATTTAATATTGCGGTTACTATACCCATTAGTAGTACGTCCTTTGTTGTTGCGGCAATGGCTCATCTTCGTAGTCATCTGGATGATTTACAAAGCCCCCTTGCCTAAATCTCATTACAGCTTGAGTCATACTATCCACTAAGTCATCATGTTCACCTAATGGAAATGCAGCGCATTCCTCAATCACTTCCTCTGCCCATTTCGTATCCGGTGCCCAAATCATACCAGATTCAAACAATGGTGCAACAGAGTTTATTCTAGTATGTTTATCATTTCCTTTGCTTGGTGTAAAGTTAATAACAGGTATGCCTAATTTACGCATTTCATACGTTAATGGCAAGCCTGAAGCTTTAGCTTCTACTATGACTGTTTCTGGTTTCCAATAGTCATATTGCTCTTTCGCAATGCGCCGTAGTTCGGGGAACTCAAATCTGTCTTTAACCATGTCTACTAGTATTAACGCCGGTCCGCTGTCCTCGCTGGGGTGAAATACGCCCCACGTGGTAATAGCACTATAATCGGCAGTTTCTTTTTTCATAAAGGCGGTATCATAACTTTGTATAACATGTTCTAGTGGCGGTAGATCATCTTTCTCCCAAACTTGCCACCATTCGCGTTTCACGATGCTACCTTCAGCAGCCGTGGGATTCTGCTGGTATTGTGCATTCCATTTTAGTATACTTACCGATGCTTTCACTGCTTCAAGCTCTTCTAGTTTCCAATACCCCGGCCACACCGGATTACCGCTTGGCAAGATTGCCGGGAATTCAATTACTTCCCATTGGTCTGCTTTTGGTTCTTTTTGTGCACGTTGGAGTTTACCTGTTAGATCAGCAACGTTCCACCGTGTCA